CACTAGCGCAACTAGTGCAGTGGCCGCCGTCGGGCAAGTGCTCAACGATTCCAAGCAACAAACCTTTGGTGTCGTACCAACTGCCAACCAAGATGCACACGGCCACCACTATTATCAGGTCGATGCTTATCAGAAAACGGCTAATGGCGGCCGGGGGCATTATCTGAATAGTTACTTTGTTTATTTAGATGGTAGTATCACGACCAAACAAGCAAATTAATAAACAGACAAGTTGTCACCCATTCAAGCAGTGTCGTTGAACCTGCTGGGATGGGTGACTTTTTGGATGCATTTTTTGCCGGTAGTAATTTCAGTATTTCGGCGTACAGTTATTCCATGCTAATTAAGGCCAGCCCCAGTAACTAAGCAACCAATTTACAATTACAATTAATATCAACTGCATAAATATAGAAAAAGGTTTATTTTTTTGTTACTTTTCGCTATAATGGATATTGTTGTTAAAGCAACTGCCCCAGTGGCGGAACTGGCAGACGCGCAGCGTTCAGGTCGCTGTATTGGAAACAATGTACAGGTTCGAATCCTGCCTGGGGCATAATTTGGTAAATTAGATAAAGCTTGAATCCTACTAAACGTTGATTTAACGGGATTCGAGCTTTTTTCATTTGTATTAAAAAGCACTACTAATTTTAAAAATTTGTCTTTATTTGTCTCTAAGACAGAAATGTATACTTTTGAATACAGTTATAAAAAATTTTCCGCACGAAACGTGAAAGAGCAAGAACATTGAATATTTATGGTTTGTCTTTTTTACTAATTTTCAAAGTGTGCACTTGCTTTTCCAATATCTTGGTTTGTCTTTGAACTTAGGAGGGACTTGCGCGGGTCGGAAAGCACAAGTCCCCCTTCGCACCTACCGATTGCCGTTCGTTAGCAAGTAGAGTAGGATCCTATGATGCAGTTACTGGATATATACTATCTATCAGCAGTATACCTACTCTAACAAATAGTTCACATTATCTCTATAAATTCCACATCAAAAGCGCTACAATTTATTCGTGACAATGGAAGAAGGAAGAATCATGACTAAAGGAAAGCGTCAATATTTACAAAAAAAGGAGAAATGGTTGGCAGCTATATTATTATTTGCTGGCACAACAAGTATTATTACCATTTCTAGTGGCACTGTTACCGCTCTTGCATCAGACACAAATACAACAGAAACAGTATCATCTAATTCTGAATCTACAAATCCATCCAATGCTGCAGCTGACAGCACTGCTCCCTCGAGCTCAAATACAACTAAAGTAGCTGCAGCTAATTCTGAATCTACAAATTCGTCTAATGCTGCAGCTGACAGCACTGCTCCCTCGAGCTCAAATACAACTAAAGTAGCTGCATTTAGTTCAGCGTTGATGGTCACAAATGAAAGTGAAAAATTAATCAATAGTTATAAATATGTTGGTAACGATGTTTACTTTTTAGGTAGTGACGGTCAACCTATTACCGGTCTACGACATTATGGTAACAATCAATTAGAATATTATGGTACTGATCATATTCAATATCGTAATAAGTATTATCAAGCTGATCAAAATACATGGTATTTCTTTGGCAGTAATGGCGATGCGATTACTGGTCTACGGCATTATGGTAATAATCAATTAGAATATTATGGTACTGACCATATTCAATATCGTAATAAAACAGCCTATGTTGGTAATACTAGCTATTATTGTGATAGTCACGGTAATGCACAGGTATCAAGTCTATCTCGTCAAATGGCAATTATTAATCTAGCCAGAACTAAGTTAGGGGATCCCTATACTCAATCCCAAGCGGGTAGACTAGGTCCAAACTCTTTTGATTGTTCAGGATTTGTCTATTATTTATATAAAACTGCAGCTGGAATAACGCTAAACGGTACAGTAACTACTACAGAAGAAACTTCTGGAAGAGAAGTTTCTTTAAATGAATTACAGCCTGGAGATTTGTTATTCTATGGTAGTAGGGGAAATACTTATCATGTGGGTTTGTATGAAGGTAATGGTATGATGATTCATGCTGCGACACCTGAAGAAGGAGTTAAAGAAACTGCTATCAAATACTATCAACCAACCTTTGCTCGTCGTATAATAGGCTAATTGTTTATTGACTGAGAATAAAGTACAAACATCTCTGCTCATTGCAAACGATGTATAATGGGCAACCTACTTCTTGTGTATACTGACAGTGGTAGGTGCAAAGAGCTTGCGTTACTCTTACAGACAAAAGACATACCCTACTGACTCGTTAAAACATTATTTTGAACGGATGTTTTAAACTAAAAAAAGACCTAACATCAACAAACAATTGATGTTAGGTCTTTTTTATATGTGCTATCAGGCGTGTTCTGACGTCTTGTTTGCGGATGAATCCGCACTGACGGTCGTACTTGCTCCCAGAGAGGCCGCCAAACTAGCGGCCGATTGGGCAGTTACCATATCGCCAGTAGTTGCAGCACTAGCGGCCTGACTGTAAGCAGCCACCACAGCTTGTGACGCTTGGGCTTCTGATTGACTAGCCGCTGCTGAATTAGCTGCTTCAATCTTAGCCTGGGCTTCTGCCAGGGCTTCCACGACCGTTTGTTCCGTAGAGGCCAGCACATTCGACTTAGTCTTGATCGTGTTGCCTGTATCTTCCAAAATTGAATTGTCTGTAATCGCACCAACAAAAGCCAACACTGCACCGGCAGCCGTGATTACCATAACAATTGCATTGGAATCAATCTTAATACCCAAAAAGACAGTTGCTACTGCCAAACCAATAATCAACACGGAACCAACAACCTGGGCCCAATAAGCGGGCTTCTTGTAATTAGCCTTGAATGTTGCCTGAATTACATTTAAAAATTTTGTCATTATTTTCCCCCCTAAAGGAACTTTTCCGCGACATAAATAACTAACGTGACTAACACGCCACTAACCAAGACACCAATCAACCAATTTTGAATAGTTGTAACTCGGTCGATTTGATGGCTAGCTTCAATGGACTTGGCCAGTGCCTTGTCAGCTTTGTCGCCAATATCGTCAACTTGATTCAGCTTTTCTTCGATGTTCTCAACTTTCGTTTTGGTGGCAGCCACATCCTTTTGAATATCCATTAATAACTTGGTTGTATCATCGTATTGGGCCATTAGTAGATCACCCGCTTCCCGTAGTCATGACCATTAGTGACACCTAACTTGATAAATCCATACAGACCATTTGAACGGGTGTAACGTGCCCATACATAGTCGTGTTCGATAATAACCGCGTTGTAAGTTACACTCTCACCCTTGTAATAGGTAGCCACTTGATTAACTTTGTCGCTATCCGTGTATCGTACGGCCAGAGTCCGATTAGGATAGAACACCCCTCGCTGGTTGTATTTAACGACCTTAAAGGTGTCCTTCTTAGCTGCCTGAGCCTTCTTAACGTTGGTTTGAGCTTGTTTCTTGCTAGCAGTCGTATAGCCTGACTTGGTAATACCCGTTAGGTCAACATTGCCGTCTAATCCACCTGCTTTATACATGCTAGTGAATTGGAAGATAGCCACGCCGTCCATACTAGGGAACCAGTTGTAATCAGGGCTAGTTCTAACCAGATAGTCCGGATATTCAGCTAGCCACTGGCAATTACCATAGACTTTAACAATGGCGCTAGTATTAACATGAGCATTTAAATAGGCCTTGCCAGAGTACAACATAGGGGTATAGCCAGCGTCCTTAATGAGGGCCATTTGAGCTAGAATTACGTTAGTGTTGGCTGACATGCTATTAGAAGCCCCATCTTCATAGTCTAGTGCCACAATGCTACCCTTGGGCGTCCTAACACGTGGCAAGTAATAGGCCATCATAGCCTTGGCATTGGTCATATTGCCACCGACACCATCCCATAAATAGGTGTGGACCCGTTTACCAGCCTGTTGAGCCGATTTAACTTGGCTAGCATAAGTGGTCTGCGGGATATTAGTCCCACCATAAAAGCCACCTGCCTGTGATAGCACGAACTTATCGGTGCTATATCCGAATGTCCCACTATTACCGTTATATTTAGACCAGTCGACCCCTTGGTCACGACTATTTGAAGCCTGACTGTTTAAATTGACCGTTAAAAAGGCCATAAAAATAGCCCCCATCATTAAGATGAGCGCCTTTAACTTGTGCTTATTCAATTGTCTACCTCCTATTCAAGACTACTATTAACTTGGAACTGTAACGTTGACTCACTAGGGTAAATTGACGTTCCGGTACTATCAACCACCCATACTTCTAGCTGATAATCTCCCGCTGTTAAGCCGGTCATTAAATCCGCTGTTAAAGCTAGCACAATCTGGCCAGTCGTTGGGTCGGTTAAACTAGTTGGGTCAACTGTGGCCGATTTAAGATAGCCACTAGTATTGCCCAGTTTAACGGTAATTGACGTGGCATTAGTTAAGTCAGTGGCCACATTATCATTGCCACAAATTAACGTAAAGCTAGTGGTGGTATCGCCAATTTTAACCGTTTGTGGTGAAGTATCGGTAAAACTAAGCGTTTTCGCCATCTTTAGGTGCCTCCTTCTCGGCCAACTTGGCATTGAGCTGGTCAATTTGAACTTGCGCCATCGCTAATTGCTGATCCTTAACGGCAATTGCTTGGGCATAGTTACTCGTCATCTTATTAATTAAAGCCTGTGCATCGATATTCATATTTTAAGCCTCCTTAGTAGTGGTTGTAGTAACTGGCTTTAAAGCAGTCAGGCTATCAATCAGCGTGTTTAACACCTTTAATTTAACCCTATCAGCGCCCCCAGCACCTCCAGCAATGGCATTGTTAAACTCGTCCATGGTGATGCTGACCTGTGAACTAATACCTAAAGTGTTAATCTGAATGCTGATTGTCATAATGTTGTTCGTGTAATCTGGTTTATAATTCGTAATCAAAATGCTATCCATTTATCTTTGCCTCCAATTTGTTTAATCTAGCTTCTAACTCCATGTTGTGACCGTTTAGTTGGTCAATTTCCTTTTGCTGTTCCTGCACCGTGGCTAGGGTGGCATTTAAAAGCACACTATCATCCACCCCACTTAGCTTGCCGTTTTCATCACGGGCAATAAATACGTCTGGCAATTGCCATTGCTCAGTGTCGTTCACGTCATCAACGATTGAAGACAACCTAATATGGCTAGTATTATCGTCAGTTTTGTACTGATAAGTAGCTAGGTCGATTGAGTTAACTAGCTGTGCCCAATAAGCTGTATCAGCCTTTTGAACGTTCTGTTTAACGCTTAATAAGGACGATTTAACTAGGCTAGTATAGTGAACAGCACCAGCATAGATGTCAACTGTGCCACCTTTGCCCATGGCAAAGTGAATAGCGCCGTTATCAACACTGGTAAATGTATGACCGGTATTAATATGGAAGTTACCAATATCTAACTCACGATTAAACTTAATCGCGTTGCTTCCTGCGACATCCGTGCCAAAATTAGCAATCTCTTTGCCAGAAAAGTCTACAACACGCCACCAAGTCGAACCCTGATCTGCCAGAATATTTCCATAGCTATTCATGGTAATACCCGTGCCATTCATTTGAAGACCACTAAAATGAATAGATTGCGTACTCCCCCATAAATGGATCCCGTTTAACGGGCTAAGCACGACTTGGCCCGTTAATTGATTACCGGAAACAGATTGTTGAAAGCCCATGTCAATTCCATTGGTAAAACCTGAATTAAGTGCTAACTCATCGCCGGAGAACACCCCGTCGTAAGCTTCGTATTGATTACTACTAGAATGAACAGCTCGGTATTTAGTTACAAATGACCCTGCCGACATCTCTGTTCGTAGTCCATCCATGCTGTTAAAACCAGTGGTTGCTACTAAACCAGCTGGCGTAATAGTTGTTGGATAGAATCGACTAGTGTTATAAGTGCTGCTAATAATGTCACCGGCATTGAACGTTGTCCCATTAATGGTTGAACCATTAATCGTACTAGTATTGATTGTTGGCGAGGTTAATATGCCGCCAATAAGTGTCATATTTTTAGCTGTTATGGCACCATTTTTATCTACTGTGAATGTTCCGTTATTGGTACTAAACGTGTTAGCCGTGATATCTGCTGCTGTCAAAGTTTTGTTAACTAAAACCGTATCGAGGTTTGCACTTGGAATGATAACTGGCTTCTTAGTATCAAAATAAACAGTGTCAGCAGATAGTGTTAACTGGCCACTTGAAGAAATCAGCGTACTGCCAGCTTGCACATTAATCTCATCAATTAACTCATCTTTCGACACTTTGATTAAGACATCATCAGACGTTTGCGCGATCATTGAATCTTGACCACCGTATACGTAAGGTGTAGCCGTATCACCGAGTTCTAGTTTTAATTCGGTAAAGAATAACCCAGAAGAAGCACTATTATTAGACCCAATGTTGTCAACTCGAATATAACCTTCGTTATCATTAGCACCAGTCGTAAAAGTAACCGTATACTGGTCAATCTGTGATGGCGAAGTCACTAAATTTTTAAAGAGCCCATGAACTGCGTCATAATCACTGGTGGAACCATAAGCCCTAGATAGTAAATAAACGTTTGCACCGACAACGTTAGAAGACGCAAAAGCTTTAAATTGAAACGTGTAGGTTGTATTTGGCAATAACGGGAACCGATTTGAACCAGCGGCGGCAGTACCATTTTGAGCTGTATTTAAATAAAGCAGGGCCCCGGTGCCGTTCTGGTAGAAAGTATGTGTAGTCACTAATAGTTTTCGGTCAGTTGCCCCCCAGTTCATTAATGTCCAACCAGTAAGTGGGGTAGTAAAGTGGCTTGAATATGGAATTAAATTGGCGTTATTAGCCTCTGATTTGGAAGCTTTGCTAGCAATTAAATCTTTAGTTTGTGTTTTATAGGTCTCGTAATCGCTATCAGCAACCTTAGTAGACAACCCATTTGCTAACTCTGCAATAGTCACTGTTGATCCGTCTTTTAAGGCCGTTACTGCCTGACTAGTGATTTGATTGTTTTCAAAGGCCGTCTCGGCTAGCGCCCCTGTACTATCAGCAGCAGACTTAGCAACCGTTGCGTTAGAGTCGGCAACAACGGCTTGTGAGCTAGCGGTGCTAAACTCATTATTAACGTAATCATCTAAATTGCTCTGAACCTTACTTAGAGCCGTATTGTAAGTGTCGGTTAGACTCTTATAATTGTCCCGATTAACGTCACTAGCTTTAGTGGTATCCGTTAAGATGGCCGTCATAAAGGTATTCAGGTTAGTGTAGGCCGTGGTTAAAGCAGTCGTACTGATACTGGCCTCTTTAGCCCGGGCTAGAATCACATTATACTGACTTGTTAGCCCAGCATATTGTGCTGCTTGGGTCTGCTTTTCAATGACGCTCATTAAATTGGGATCGTTTAAGTTGGCAATTCCACTAGCCGCATTATCAGCCGTATTTTGAGCCTTGATAATCTTAATGCCATCATCGGTTAAGATGACTTGAGTTGCATTAGATTCAGCCATCTAATTCACCTCCCTTCTAATCGGCCGTGCTATCATTTTCGTTGATTGTCCCTTTATCAATCACACTAGCTGCCGGCCGTTTTATCATTGGAATGGTATATACCTTTTCACGTTCCATCGAAGCCGGATTAATCAAAAGAGCATTGGTATTAAAAGTGAACAGCATATAAGGCTGACCGCCTTGATAAAAGACGTTGCAAGTTTCAACTTCACGGTTTTCATCGGTCAAATTAGGAAAATCTAGGTCATTATCCAGATAAACCTCAAACTCGGCCCCTTTGTGCACAACATTTAAGGCCCATACTTTATGCGGGTCTTCATTAGTTTCTTGACCACCACCGGCTGCAAAATAGAAGTATGGGAAGTCCAAACATTCTGATTGGTAGGTGTTCTTATTAAAGTCAATCCCATAATCCGTGATATTAAAGTTGTATAGCACGTTATAATTTCCGGCTAACAGGTCACTAGCTTTGAGAATGTCAGTTGAGCCATCGTTATAGCCGATTGAGACCATATCATGTTTACGGTCATAGTTAACCCGACCGTAACCTTTGAGTGCCATAATCTGTTGAACGCGACTATCAGTAGGCTGTAAGGTAACTCCCGGCAAATATGGGAAGCGAACCAAGATATAGTTATGGTCATTCTTCAAGCTCACAATGTTCCAGATATAGACCGTGTTATTAACCTCCTGCACACCGAACGTCCCACCATGTTGTCCGTGAACCTGCAACATCACTGACTGCACGGCAAACTTGCTATCCTGTAAAGCAAACATGGTATCACTAGAGCCGCTGTCATCACGAGCACGACTAGTTAGGTACTGTCCATTGCTTAACCGTGCCATATATTGAGTCGCTGAGTGGGCACCATTATCATCGGGACCATATACCCCTAAATAGCTAATCCCAGTGGTGTCTAGCTTAATCTCGGGGTCATCTTGGATGTAGTCGGATTCAATCGTGCCGTGTAAGGTACCCACAGCGTTACTAGCCGCATTGATTAAGTAGCCTGTTTGCTGATAGCTGGTGTCAACCGTGCCATCAGTGTTATAACGGCGCCAAATGAAGCCCTTGCTATCAATGTATGATGAGATATTAGTGCTACCTTCCCAAGCCTGTAAGATTAAGCGTTTAGTCTGCGTAGTATCCGTGAAGTTGTTACCGTCAGGCGTTAAAGCAACCGGTTTAATTGAACTAGCGTCCTTCTTAGCTTCATCAACCGCCTTACTGAGTGCATTCTGGTATTGTTCCATCCATGCTGGGGTGGCTACTTGAACAGTTGTATACTCGCCAAAGCCAACCGTGTTGCCATATGGGTTAGCAAAACTGATTGTCCGTTGAATAACCCGGCCACTGGCATCTAATACGGGCTCAATTAACTCATCTTTAAACCTGATAGTGGCGCCTAATGGTGGATTAAAGTTGGGTGTTACATTCACCTCATAATACGTTCTAGGGTGGTTATACAGCTTAAGCATGTCTTTAGCCCATGACTTTAAACCGGCTGAGTTACTAATCTGATTAGCAGTAACAATGGCTTCATAGTACAGGCCAGCTTGCCAATCAGGGTTATATTTCTGATTAGCCTCATCATCAACGATATAGGGCTTACCATCATTGACCACTGCAATTGTGCTACCGTTGGCCCCATAAGGAATCAGCTTAGTCACAGGTGTTGATACCGTTGTCCGTTTAATACTAGTCATATTCTTCCCGAATACTGCCTCGTTATAGACCACATCATTGTTCAATTGGTCAGTAATGACACACACCTTTTTCGTGATATTCCCTTGACTATCAATCTCAACATAAGGATCAATCTCGACATCATAGGTTTGAATGAGTGTCTGTAGTAACGTGCTAGCTTTCGTTTTACCATCAATGGTAATTGTCGGGGTCATTACATTAGTTGTTTGATAGTCTAGCGTCCAACCAGTGGCGTTAAAACACTGATTAAAGGCAGTTTGAATTGTGCTTGCACTGGCAGTAGTAGCAACAGGATAATGATGAGCCAGTGTGTACAAGCATAAATTGGTAAAGTTAGCCGTTGTGACGTGTTTAACAGCAGCGGTATTGTTCTCTTCCACGCTGTATATGCGCATGACATACCAATGACCTGATAGCTCGTCATAATAGGCTAAGTTGTTACCAGCCACCACTTTATCTGAATCCGGCTGGCCTTGAAGCACGTCTAATGAACCTTGATGGTCGAACTTCTTAGATTGGGCGTTTAGATTAATCGTGCCGTTAAAATTATCTTGAGTTCCAATATTGACATCATCGTCATAACTTGTACTGGTCGTATCGGCATCAGCTAGTTGAATCTTGACGCTATCATTAGAAAACTTAGTGGCTCCATCAACGGTCAGGGTACCAATCCGCTTTAGATTAGGGTCTAGTATTAAATACTGGTTATTTAAAGCCATCTGTTAACCTCCTTGTTTTAGTTATGTAAAAAGGCCACCCTTAATGGGAAGCCTTTAAAGTGTTGCTATAGTAATCTGGGTAGATATTTAAGCGTGATTTGCGCGTCATCTAAGTCACCAATCATCGTTAGGCTATTAACCCCAGGGCTAAGCTTAGGATAATCCGTTGACCAGATTGGTGATGCTAGCTTACCGCCAACCGTGGTGCTATCTGTCTCACAATTCAGCACAATCTCTTGACCGGCATTAGCAATGTACTTAGGTGCGTCCTGTGATACGTCATTAACTTGGTAAATGTCTAGGTGAGTGATTGATAGATAAGGGTTTTCATAGCCGACATTTTCATCATCTTCGGCAATCGAGTGCTTAAAGAACACCCCACCGATGCCACCTAAAGCTGACTGATACTTAGAGTTCCTATCAACAAACGTGCCATGTACAATCAGGAACCGTTTAGGGTCCTTACATGGTTGACCATTGTGACTACCACTGGTGTAGTATTGCGTGATTGACCAGCTAAACACCTTGCCATTTTTGATTAAGTCGAGTTCTAGCCAACTAGTGCTTAGCGCCGACTTTTCTTCTTTGTTAACCACGGTAAGATATTTGTTAACCTTTTGCTTAATGGTCCTAGTCGTCACTTTGCCACGTTTGTTGCGTGACCGTTTGACTACCGTCTTAGTCGTAGTGCCAGTCTTAATCTTGATTTTCTGGTCACGGCCATTGCTAGAACTGCCTGAAGGCCCTTTACCATTATAGAAAGTTTCATGTTTACCATCACCACCGGCAAAAGTGCCACCCGGTTTAGTAATTTGTAAGTAACACGTTGGGGTACCGCCTCCAGCACTGTCAGCTAGCCCGAACCGGCCGATTGTAGCTCCGTTAGGGTCTAAAAGCAGGACTTCTACCCGCCCCATTGCGCGCCCATTATGGGTACCTGAGTGCTTAATGTGGTGGATTCTAGTCTTAATTCGATAGTTAGTTAGGCTGTTAGTCATACCGGTAAAGCGAACACCGGGGCCATACCAGTCTGGTTGATGGCTACCATATTGTTTAACCCCATTGGCTAGCTTGACCATTAACACTTGGGTATCTCGGTTGCTATCAGCTTCACCTTGATAAATGTAGTCACCAGCAGTCTTCATCTGAGCAATCGCATTGGCATCATTAGTCCACTCAGCCATGGTATTTAATACATCACTGTTCACGACCTGCGTATAAGGCTGTACTGCCACCGCTTGGTCTTCATCGCTATCAGGTCCCAGTCCATATTCACCACCGTTTAAGGTAAAGCCAATGTGCTTTAAATCCCGCTTAGGTACGACCTGAATAACTGGCTCCGTTCTAGCGGTGCCATCAACAGTGATTGTATTTAAACCGTTCTTTAAGGGTGTTTCAACCTGTGGCAGGGTTGCCCGTGGGTCTGATTGCACAAAGGTAATCGTTAGTGTAGCGTCCCACGCCCCCTGGTTAATGAACTGTGGATCGCTAATCGCAGTAATATGCCCCCAGTAAGTCACTTTGGGTTCAAAGCCAAATACTAGTGGGTACTCTTTACCATTATCACTTGGATCATCACTTAGCAATAAGCCGCTCAAATTATGCATAATCTGATTGTATTTGTCCTGACTGCCACGAGCGATAATAGTTATTGGAATACTGATTGTCCGACTAGTATAGTCCATACCATTAAATTGATTACCATACATGGCGGGGATATCGGTTGCTTGTTCGGCTATGGCTGGTGCACTTGGCAGTATTACTGCTCCCATAACGGCTTGCAAATCATCGCGGCTATTTAAGCCAGCATATTCAAAATCATTTTTGTTCAAAACAGACAATTATATCGCCATCCTTGTTTAATTTTAACTATGTAAAAAAGAGCCTTCTAAGGCTCTTCAATATATTAATACTAATACCCCATCATTTGACTATATTGTGACGTCTTCTTGGTATTTGACCTGACAGCATTAACCACGTCAGAGTTGGCAACAACTGCTTTAACATCTCCTTGGCCAGTGACCAAAGCATCTAGTGAAGCTATAACCCGCTGTTTGAATGCTTCGTCGGAATCAATCTGGTCGTTACCGGTATTTATCACATTAGCGCCATCTTGAGCTCCGAACTTAGCCATTATCTGTTGCATAATTTGGTAAGCCCGTGAACGCTTAGATAAGTCCATCGGAACTATGGCTTCTGGCAAGTTGCCTTCAAACAATTTGTAAACGCCCGCTTTGTTTCCGAAACCACCATTCTCAAATCCTTTAATATAGCGATAAACAGCTGACGCCTGACTTTCACGAAGCCCACCGGTGCCGTTCATAGCACCGCCTGATTCCCACGTTGCAAAGAATTTATATGCGGCTTCTGTTGGATTGGTCATACGTAGAACAGATTTTAACAAACTACTCTCACCGGGCTCGTTAAGAGCGTAATTAATTTGACCAGCAGCTGAGTCCCATGCATATCCATGTTTTCTAAGCCAGCTTCTTAATGCTGTTTCACGAGTGAACGTCCATTGCCCCAACCCAGTACCATGATCAAGTGGATCAATGGCAGTAGGGGTCAAGTTTGATTCGATAACCCAATTTCCTAGAACACCGGCAATACCACCATTATTTGAAGCAGGATAGCCATGTTTAAATGCTCTAGCCAATTCTCGTGCACGGGAAGCAACACTACCGGACAGTTTAATATTGCCAACTCCTCCACCGAAGTTGTCAGCTAAATCAGAAATAGCTTTCGCAAATCCCTTTAAAGCTCGGTCAACTAGTCCTTTGCCTAAATCATGACCGATTGAACCGACTCCTGGAGTTTTGGTTGGATCAAATGTCTTTAAAGCCATTGACTTTAAAGTTTTCAATGGGTGAGTTATCTTAGACAATGCGTCCATTGCTTTATCACTAACGCTGTCGAAGATAGAAGTAGCACCGCTCTTAATTTTCTTTAAAAACGACGCGATATCAATAGTGCCTTTAGCATAGCCAGGAAGCGTATGTCCTAGGCCACCGTTAAAAAGCTTAGCAGTATCACCAGCATTAAGAATCTGATCACCAGGTTTAACATTAACCACTTCAGCACCATTCATACCCAGAAATGACACTTTCCCATTGTCTCTATCAATTTTAGCCTCGACACCGCCTTCACCAACTAAAGCTCTAGCAGTGCCAACAATACCGCCGGAAGCATAAGCTCCCATCGTTACTGGAGTATAACCTGATGGATAAGCACCAACATTGATTGGTTTAATACCAAATCCTTTAACTAGATTACTAAAGAAACTAGTAATGTTTTTCCAAATACTATGAATACCGGAGCCTTGCTTATCGGCAGCTTTCATGGAGCCGTTGGCTTGCTTAACAGCATGCCCCAAAACACCTTTTGACTGTGACTTGGCCTGATCGACTACCGAACTGTTTTGATCCTTAGCATGTTTAACAACTTGTGATCTTTGCTTATCTGCGTCATCAGTAGTGTGCTTGTACTGACGATCCGCATGTTGTTCAGTTTTGTTCTCCTGCTCTAAAGCGTTGTCAATTGACTTTTGTTTTTGATCCTTAGCTTTACTAATAATAGCTGCACGTTGCTTCTCGGCATACTTAGAATTACCAGAATATTGATTTTTAGCAGCATCAACTGTTTTACTGTACTGGTTCTTTGCTTGACTGATTGCCTCGCTAGCTTGTCTTTCAGCTGCTTTTATAACCTTATTGTGTTGCTTTTCAGCCGCAGAAACACGATCTTTGTATTCTTGGTTTGCCAGTGAGACTGTCTTTTTGTACTCTTTATTCGACTGTGAAATAGCATCATTTGCTTGTTCACGAGTGATTTTCCCCTTGCTCTTGGCAAGATTTCTCAAAATATCATTCTGCTTATTAGCAGCTGACTTTATCTTTCCCGTTAAAGTTGTGTGTAAACAGGCTTCTTGTGCAGTAGTTTCCGTTGCACTTTTAATCCGGAGTTTATCAAGAGCGGCTGACTTTTTGTTTTCTTCAGCCTTAATAGCTGTTTTCTTTTTAGACATGTCTTTCTGAACAATAATCGAGTTGGCACCAAACCGTCGTTCGTCAGATGCTATTTTAGCATCCCAGCTAGAACTAGTTTTTCTCTCTCTAGCATTCCATTTACTAATAATACTTGCTTTTTGCTGCGCATAATACTTCGCAATAGCGTTGCGATCAGAAGCTGACATTTTTTCAAAACGATTTGTCTCACTATCATTCTTTTTAATTGAAGCTAATTGCTTTTTATACTCCGCATCGGTTAGCATACCCGCTTTATGAAGTACGTTCACATCATTTAAATCTTGCTTCTGCTTTTTAGAATAATAGGAACTGTACGCCTTACCTAGATCACTCAGTGAGCGCTTAGTGGACTCTGTCTTAATCTTGGGAGCTTCAATGCTCTTCCCTTTTAGCGCATCACTAATTCTTTTAACAATCGTATTTGCAGTTTTAGTACCACCAACACCATCACCAATGCTTGCTCCTAACATTGCTCCCGCAGCTGTTCCTGCTCCCGGGATAACACTTCCAAGGGCTGCACCAATGCCGCCCCCGATAAGTGTTCCAGCTGTTTTACCAGTTGCTTTATATTTATCAGACGCCTTACCGGAGCTAACTGCTTTCGCAATGCTACTACCAGCGTCCCAAGCAGTCATGGCTAATCCAGCACCATTGATAATCCTTGTACCAATTGTTCCTCCTAGCAATGACCATTTACTGCTTTTAGCAATTTTTTCAGTGTTTTCCGCTTCAACTGATATAGAGCTTAAATCAGCGCCTATATTCCCAGCCTTTCTACCTTTAACTCTCCGATAACCAGTTCCAATATTTTCTTCACTGGCCATACTTAGTTCAGTATTAGTTTTAAGAACCGCGTTTTGTTCTTCTAAAGCTTTAGTTTCTTGTTTAATACCTAGAACTTTTTCAGCCCAGCTAACAGTATCACTGATTTTTTTAAAAGTTGACAGAACTGAACTAGTCTCTTTGACGGCTTTACTTGTTAACCACCATGCTGCGCCAAATTTTGCAATGGTTTCTGTGTGCCCACCAACCATACTGAGTAATGGCTTTAAAATTGAATTGGTTATTTTAAGTGATTCAATTAACGTTTCAAAGCCCAGACCACCCAAGTTTTTGACAGTTTTGAAGAAATTAACAATTTCCGGAGCATTTTTGGCAATAGAGTTAGAAGCTTTGGTGACACCCTTGGCCAAGTTATCCATTGCATCATTCATTGCTTTTGGTGCTGACTTGACATCAAAAGCTTTAGCAAAGGCTTTAGTAATCGTGCTAATGCCCTTTTCTGCCGCCACACCGACCTTACTAAACTCCTTGTCAGTCCGTTTGTCAGATACCCATTTTGAAACTGCGCCATAGATTGGATTTTGAGCGGTTAAAATCGGCTTTTCAATGTCACCAATTAAAGCTGGAACACGCGCTTTGATTGTACGTTCCATACCAACCATCGTATGTAACATGTTGTCGGCGGCTTTATCGTATTTTCCGGATCCGAGTTGATTAAACGTATTTTCAATATCTTTAGCAGATATTTTCCCTTCTTTAGCCATCTCGCTCAAATCAGCAACTGTTACCTTACTACTTGTGTGAGTCTTTTGGGCGTTTGTCTCTTGTTGAGCAGCATATTGCGAGTTAACCTTAATAGCTTGCTTAATTTCTGCATTAGTCACTTTGTGCCCACTTGCAATTTGCTTGCTAAAAACTGTAAATTGCTGGGCACTGACAATACCTTTTTGACGATATGTTTCTAGGTCAGATAAACTATTATTTGTTCCATAATGCATTCCTTCAAACATCAAGGTCATTTTTTTGTTATAGGCACTTACGGCTTTAGCAGCGCCTTTACCTGTTGAAGCAGCCGTATCACCCGTCTTTTTTAATCCAGATTCATACTTGGCCAATTGTTCACGGAACATCGGGAAATACTGGCTAATTTGGTTTAACATACCAGCATTGGCTTTTCCCCGTGACAGACCGTTAACCATGTCTTGTGTAACTGCTTGTATCTGTTGTTTATCTAATCCAACCGCATCCGACATGTTTAGCATGGATTTGGTTAGTTCATCTGATTCTTTTTTATTGGAATGTAAGTGATAAAAGCCTTGCTCTAGTTCATTAACAACATCTACGGCTTGACCGGTTTTAACAGATAAGTCGTTGATTGTTTTAACCATTGCATTAGATTTACCAACCGTACCAGCTAAAGTCAACCAGGTGGCCACCATCTTCTGCTGCTCTTTTTCATATTCCATACCAGCACTAATAGCTTCGTGAATATGTGAAGTAATTGATTGAAAAGCGCTCGTAATACCATTGGCAACTAAATGAGCACCCAGAATTTTGCCAAATAAATGATTGGCCTTATCTGCGTGCTCGTTTACTCTATTTAGCTGGCTAATGACTGACGTTAATCCTGACTGTGGTTTTTTGCTTAATTGCTCATCAAGCTCTTTCATCTTAACCCGAGTTTGGGCAATTTTAGTGCCTAATTCGTTAACCCTAATCTGTTGTTCTTTGAACTCTTTAGAACTGTTACCACTAGCACTCGCAATCTTATTCAGTCTGCTTTGCTCAGCCTCTAGTTGCTTGTTAAGCTCATTATAAGACTGATGTAACCCGCTAGCCTTAACTTTGTTGGCTTCAAACTCGTGGCCTTCGGCTTTTAGTTTGGCTACATATGAGTCTGTTACTTTGGCTGATATTTCGGTTGCATCTTTTAATTGTAAGACACCACTTTTTTGCAGATCAAGTGACTTCTGTGCTCGTTCTTGTTGCCCCTCTAAACTGGCGATTGAGCGCTTGGCAGCGTTAATCTGATTTTCATATTTAACATAAGCTTCTCGGCCTTTTTGAGTGGTTTGGTCTAATCCGTTTTGCTCGTTTTTGAGACGCTCAATTACTAATCGTTGTGCTTCAATAGCTCGGCCAGCATCTTTGACTTTACCCGCATAAGCCGCCATAATACCTTCACCCGAACGGATTTCAGCAAAGTTAGCTTGCATACCAGATTTTAGTAATTTTGCTTCATTCTTTATTTCTCGCAACGTGCGAGTCATGCCACCATCGTCCATGTTAATTGCGAATTCGTAGCCTTGAATTTTCTCTGTTGCCATACTTTGCCTCCTTTACAACGCACCGATTTGACGTGCTAATTCGAGCGGATCTTGAACACGGTCTTTACGTGACTTGGCATTCAATGCTGTTTGCATTTCACTAAATGAGCTTTGATAAAAGTCACTAGGCAATATGCCTTGTGAAATCAATTGATTAGCGATGTAATCGATATCCTGAATAAAATTATCAAGTTGCCAAATCATTCTGGCTTTGGCAATTTTGGGTCTTCTTCCTCTTCCTGATCGCTGCTGTTGCCTACAGATGTTAATTCTACTCCCAAGAATTGTTTTAAACAGTCATTAAATAAGTCGTATTCGTCGCTAACCGAAAATTCCATGGACATGACACGTTTCTTTTGCGAAGCATTTAGTTCCAATAAATCACAGGTCGTTTCAGCCACAACCTTTGCAAGCTTAGGTGTTAATTCGACTACACCTGTAATGCTGTCTTCAGTTTCTTCAGTAGTCTTGATGAACTTCTTATATGCTTCGGCCATTTTTTCAACATTTTGACCACTATCAATCAACGTATACTGCGTGCCCGTCCCAATTTTCTTGCCATCAAATTTAACTGATTTTGCCATTATTTATATGCCCCTTTGTGTATTGTTTATTATCATTTATTGTGAACCCGTGCTTAGAATGCGCTTCTCAGCATGTTTAAAAGCCGCCCCTAGCGGTATTGTGGATTTATTTTAGGCGACCATAATTATCATTTATTACTGGTTGGCGCAGATGAGTCACTATCAGTTTTGCCAGTCTGTGAGCCTGTGTCAGTTGTAGCTTTATTGACCACTGGTGCCGTTACTCGCGTTTTTATAAAACGTTTGTCCAGGGAATACAGCGTCAAACATCGCTTGCTTATCAAATTTAGGATCTGACTCAGCATATACCTTGTACGGTTGGCCACCTAAGCCATCATAGTTCAAGGCGGTAAATGTCAAGTTATCATCGTCGCGAGTTTCAGCCGTATCAGTGTTTGTTTGAATGTTCTGACCAGCTTCATTAAAGATTCCACGACCAAAGCAATAATAAATCGCGGTTCGAAAGATAGGAGAACGAGATTCAATAATCAGACCAGCTTCAACCGGCTTGTCAGTATCAGAGTAACCGCCCTTGCCATCTGATACCCGTCCCAATAGCTTTTGTTTAACAATAAAGTTGATTTCGTTCGAATCAATCGCGACTGATGGTGCCGAAGGTGGATTAGAAACATCCACAACTTCATTGTTGCCAGTAATCTTAGATACCGTCCCAGATAGCCCGGTAATGTTAGCAGTCTTAGTACCCAAGTTACCGTTTGCTTTGCTAGTATCAATGGGGTATACCCCAGCGGCCGACAACCCCTTATCTGCATCAATAACCGTTGACCCGTCATCGGCTTTAATACCGGTGTATAACATGTTTAAACCTAATGTTGCCATTTAAATGGCCTCCTTTATATAATTAAATTTCAAAGTGTTCGTGATACTTCCTGAATCTGGTGTTAATGTCTGGCCAGCATCGCTATAACAACGAATATCATTGGTCAATAGCACTTGTTTTAACCCGGATTCGATGGCATCCATATCGCCCAAGTAATCTTTAGGATAATAGAGCTGTATCTGGACTTGCTTCGTTGATTGGAATGGAATCCCATTGCCATAATCTTGACTACGTTCAGGTAACCCGCTTATTACTACAATAGGCTCGTCACTTGAAGTATCGTTAATTGGAATAAAAAAGCTATGGATATGTTCCACAGCTAGTTCTGGTATTTCATTAATATTTGCAACAATTATGCTTTTAATAAAAGCTACCGGCGTCACTTGCCCACCTTCTTGTCCATAGCAGTCTTTAATTGTTCAACAACTGCCTTGCCAACTTGACCTTTTGCTTCACGCTGAGTAGTCTCCCAAAAGTGTTTCCCGGAAACATGGCTGTGTTTGGAACCATTACGGTCAACAACGTCCCAGCCATCATTTTGAAAACGTGCAATGTACCCTTTTTCACCTTTGGCTGTAAAGCCAACGTTAACCGAGCCATTAGGATGATCTACAGCAATTAATGAATCACGTAGATGTTCTTTTTCAGCATGGCCATGCGCCTTGCGTAGCTTTCCCACAGGAATCTTAGGCTTCATAATTTTAATGAACTGATCTGCTCCAGCTGCATTAGCTTTAAGCTTCTCTTCACGTCCAAAGCCTTCCGCCATAGTATTTAAAATATGTTCAAATGAGTCTGCATGTTTAATCTCATTCGCCACGCCCGATCACCACCTTATGACAAGTTATGAGGTCAAAGCCATCCGGTGGTAAACCATCATCGTAGGCCACGTCATCAATCTGGTAAATATCCTGATGATTGCGTCGCAATTGCATGCCGGTAGCTATTTTTAGATTATGGCGCACAAAGTAAACAGCATTCTGTTGTGAGGTGTCGCCATTTAACGCTAACCTTTGCTGAAACGACAATGACCATTCGCCGGCGTACAAACTGAATTGAGGGACAAAATCAGTAATAGGATTACCCGTATTAGGGTTAACTTTTCCATTAGCTGCCTGAGTTCCAAACTCCAATCTAAAATTCATTCGTGCAGGATTAATTGCTTTCGTCATTTGTCCCCACCTCATATTGCTTTTGACTGTACACCCCTCTGAGTTGACCAATGATTGAGTCCACGACCAGATCAACTGGATTAACAGCGATGGCTGTAATCGATGTTCGATAAGTCCAATATGAACCAGCTAAGGCATAAACAGCCGTTTCAAACAAGTCCTTCACGCCTTCCATTTCATAGAATCCTAGAACGCTATTGTCATCCCCAATGGCTTGTTTAATGTAGCTAGTGGCTGCAGACAAATAGCCCTTTAGCAGATCGTCGTCATCATCACCATCAATTCGTAAAGATGATTTCAATGTTTCTAAATCAGCTGCCACTTAAATCACATCCTTACTTAGCCGCCCAGGTTGTCACTGCACTGTGTATTTATTGGCGACATAGTTGGCTAATTACTTCCCGTCAGTCGTTGTAGCAGCACTCGCCGCAAAGTTAGCTGTTTGATCAGTAATAGCTTTGAATGAACCGATTACAGCCGCCTCATCATCAACCAATTGTGCGTCAAAACGATCAATTGACCGAATGGCCGTTTGATTGCGATTAAATGCCCGATCTGTTTGTGTTGAGGTTAGTAATTGCATTTGCTGACGATCGAAGATCGTGACCAATTCTTTGAAATTGCCAAAATAGAATGGATGTGTACCAGCAGATACATCAGGTAACCAGGTATCTTCAACCCAGTTGATTGGGTGACCGTCAAGTTGGAAAGTAAATGCCGACTGTGTAACATCTGGCTTAACCAGATAATCGCCCATAGCATTCTTAACCTTACGTAATGCCAGAAACCCAGACTTGTTAGTTAAAATGGTTGAACTGCCAATCAAAGCTGAGTCAAGACTGTACATCGTATCAAAAATGTCATCAAACTTAGCAATCGTAGCTTTTTTAGTTGCACTTGGCAGCAGTGACAAAATAGCATTGTTACGAGTTACTACATCTTTACGCGCGATATGCGTGTTCAACCATTCTAAGATGTTTTCAGCAGAATCGTTGAGTAGGTCATTAGCTGCATAAAACACATCTAAATAATCAGCAATTTTGTAGCTGATTGTCGTAAGTGCTGGATAGTCCCCTTCAGTTGCATCTGTATTTTGGTCGGTAATCTTAGTTGCTGGGGTAATAGTTGAGAACTTTTCGATGTTACGTGTCCCCGTGAGAGTACTTACAGATTCGACATTGACTAATGATTCTAATGACGCATATTGACGAACCAATTGCTTAATTGCGGTTTGTTGATCATCAGGGATAGTCAATCCTGCTCCCGATGTAGTATCAGTAGTACCATCAGAGCTGACCATGTTGTATTTATTAGGATTACGCAACATATCCTTTACTTGGTCAACAAATTCTTCCTTACCGTTTTTCTTATGAGAAATAGCTACCCCCGTCGGAACTGCATTAGTCTTAGTCTTCTGAATTTTTTGGTCTTCAACTGCATCATCATAAGCTGACTTAGCTAAATTGCGAGCAGCTTTGGCTTTGTCCAGGCTGTCACTCACAGCTTTTACTTCTTCGTCTGTGTACTTATCTTGATCAGCCACTAGGTTAACAGCCATTGTTTGACGCTTATCTTGCAGATCAGCTACTTTTTGCCCAGCTTCAAGCCAAGCATCATGTAATTTATTTAAATCCATTGTTTTCACCAGTTCTTTCTTAATTTTTGTCAAATAAAATAGCCAGCTTATCGGCTACCGAATGGGTAGTTTTTGGCTGACTGGTCTCAATTTGGATTTGGTTTGAATCGTTTTTCAGCTTTAATAAGCTCCGAGTCTTTTGAATGACTTCCGCGCTCAAGAATTGGCCCACACCATTTACGACGGCTTTCGGCTGACCGGCAAACATGATTTCATCTGCAAAACCATCCTTAACTGCATCCTGCGCATTGATCCAAGTTTCATCAGACATCATTTGATAAATATGTTGTACATCCATGCCCGTCTTTTCGGCATATACATTGGCAATTGCTTGGTCAGTCGAGTCTAGTCCTTGCAAATCACTGGCTAAATTATCTGAATTTCCTTGAGATACTGTTGAAGATCGATGAATCATCATCTGACCAGTAGGCGAAATTTTAATAGTGTCACCTGCCATTGCAATAACTGAGGCTGCTGAAGCGGCTAGACCAACAATGTCAATTTCAATGCTGCCAGAATAGTTTTTAAGCGCCGTATAAATATCTGATCCAGCATATACATCCCCACCAGGAGAGTTGATTTCTGCTTTAATCGGTTGCCCACCAGCATTTTTAAGGGCATCAGAAATATCACTTGGCGTAACTGTTGAATAGCCCCAAAATTGATATATTTCGGCATTATCATCGCTTGATACCACGCCTTTAATCGGTACTGTTGTCATCATCATCACCTCCTTTATCTGAATTTGATTGAATTAATACTTGCTGGGTTGGTTGAACTTCGGCCTCGGGCATGTTATCTGGAAAATATCCTAATTGTTGCAATACCCAGGTTGCTTGATTATTGGCAATCGCTCCATTCTTAGTCAAACCAGCTAGTATGGTAGCAAAGTCGTCACCTAATGGATCAATTGCTGGTCGAATATCAGCTGTTAAGGAAGCTGATAGCTTATTGTCTAGCTCACTAACAATTGCCTGTGCGTATCTGTTAAGCGCGTTAGCGTAATTTCCTTTGATCTGGTCAAGGCTAGATTGTTGGTCACCAGTACCGTTTAAATAGCTATCTGGGACTTGATAAACCTTAGCAACTTGTGTGGAAGTCCAATTAACCGACGCCAGTAAGCTAGCTACGTTAGAGTTAATTTCAAGTGGTGTCCAATCTTCTAATCCATCAATTACGATTGGGCCATTATTTGAAGCCTTCATTTGATCCATAAACTCACGTGAATGCGCTGCTTTTATTTTCCAGTTGACTAATCCTTTGTCATTGTTTAACTTCAGAACTCCGGGAGATGTAACCGACTGTGAGAGTGCATTTTTGGTTAAATTATTTGATAGATTCTTAATATTTATTTCATTTGACAAGGCAGATAAGGGACTCATGCCAGTCTTACCACCATTCTTACTATATAATCGCAAATGAATCATATCGTTTTGTGGCACATTGTTTAGCACTCCCAATTCGGGTTCGTCAAAATTGATACTATAAGTGAGACCAGATCCATCTTCCAGCAGAAAAACACTAACCTGGGATGGCCTTAAATATTCCCATCTAACGTCAACACCATTAGCATTACGCCAACGATAAGCAAAAGACTCACCGTTTAGCAGTGCTTGCATAAACATAGACTGCCAAAACCCATGAGGATTGGCGGTTGAACTCGGATAGTCTAGAATATTTTGTGCTCGTGGCTTACTAGCTTTATATTTGACTGTTGCTAAGTCGCCCGATAGTTGCGTCACCACAGAATAAATATCTGAATTTTGCAAGGCTACATCAGCACTTACGTATTGGGCACCTGTTCCATTATTAAAAATGCTCATGAAGTTAGCGTCATTTAGCGAAACAGTTTTTCGTTTACTTGACAGTGCCTGGAATTTATCTTTCAAAATCGCCATTATTTGCCACCACCCTTAGTAGCCGGAAGATCAATCAATAATCCCAAAGCAAGCCACATACCTGATAGAAAGATCATTCCCGGTATTAATCCAAACAAAAATGCGCTAATCGTTCCGAAAGTTCCGGCTAGTACGTAGCAAATTGCATCATTATAGTGATTAATTGCCATTAATATTTTCTTGATTTTAATCACCTCCATCTGTCATTCCAGATTCTGGATTAGTTAACCATGCTTCAATTTGTTCTACAGTCATTCTAGACACTTGTTGTGATTTGTCATTAACAATTCCGAAATCTTCAAAGTGATACATAGCCTGAAATAAGGCATCAATTAACGCATCTACCACATCAATCTTCAATGTGGCCTTAGCTTTATCGACTTGAATACCAACTTTGTCTTCATATATTTCTGCGTTCAGTAGCGCCTTTTCCATAATTCGATCATCAAGCCGGTCAACTGATCCTTCGACAAACATCTTCTGCAAAAACTTAGTTGGATCTTTCAATTCACTAGTCCGCTGTCGAACGGTTTGCAATGGCCAACCAGAATTAAGTTCTAGCTGTTTGATAGCTGGTGTGGCTCCCCAAGCATCATAACCAAAAAAGATCACCTCTAACCGGTGACGATCAACGAAGTTAAGCAACCACTGATAAACCTGCTCATCGTTGATTAGTCCTTGCGGATGGCTACTAATTGTACAAAATCCCTTTTGAGCTAAGTCCCGGTAATTAATACCGTCTTGTTTTTCTTTGGCTTCAATCGAACCAGCTTTCTGCCAGGGAATAAAGCTATGCTGATAAATAAACCATCGTGGCTTGTCATTATTATCACGGTAAGGAAATACAAACGCCAATGCCGTGTTATCACTAAACATTGAGTAGTCAAAGCCAATGTAGACTTGCCGATCATCAAAACTAAATGAGGGCACAATGGATTTTTCAACGTCAGGCAGTTTCAAAAAGCTGTCAGTCGATTGTTCTAGCCACAAGTTAAGGTTTTTGTTTTGGAAATCGTTGAGTGTGCCCGACAAAGCGTCAGAATCGCGCTTATCTGTCAAGCCGTTCAGCAACACTTCTCGTTGGCTCGGTAAATATAGCAAGGGATTACTTTTAACCCACATATCAGGCTTATAAGTTTCGTCCAGATTGTCCTGCGACCAAATAAGTCCCAAATATGTATCAGCATCGCGTAAATAATCTTGTTCCATGGCTTGCTGAATCATACGTTCATCATCGTGAAATGGAACAGTGGGATCAGGATATGCCGTTGAAATTTGAATAAATTGCTTATTACGCACCTTAACTTGCCCTGATACAATTTTAGAAATCTTTTGTCGTGTCTTAATTTCGCCAATTTCATCAAAAATAGCAGTTGTAAAGTGAAACGAGTCGTACTGACCGGCTTCATGGCTGATTGCCCGTAGCTTATTATTAGTCTTGCTCATTGTGACTTGATCGGCCTGTGACGACAGCGTTCGTGTATCTAATCCACTATCTTTAATTAGTGTTTTAAATGGTTCAATCGTTGCAATCTTGGCAAGCATTGACTTAATGTAGCCCAGAATCTTACTCGTTTGCTTGTAATTAATAGAAGATACTAAGTAATCTTGGTTAGATAGTCCCAATGACTCAATTAAATAACTATAGGCAGTGATAATTGCCATCAAGTATGTCTTGCCTTGTCCACGTGCAACAGAAACAATGGCCCGTGAGAAACGCTTGCCACCGTCATCATTACGCCAGCCAACCAGCATAGCCATAATAAATTTTTGCCACGGCATAAGCTTAGTTGGTTCGCCAGTATCAACGTTCGGACAGATAGCAGAAAATTTAAGCACTTGGTCTACTTTCTTAACCGAATAAGTAAAGGGAAATTCAACGCTACCTTGCCGTTGCAAGTCTCGAATATGGCGAAAAGCCGCTAGCTTAATCAGATAGCCAGTAATCACCTTCTCATCGAGGACTTCAAAGGCATACTTTGTGCCCGGATCAGTGTATTGTTGGCGAATTGCTGAGCAGTCTAATGATTGATAAGCCCCAATAACATCATGTGTTTGTGTTAAATCAATCTTCATTATCAGTCTCCTAGAAATTCTTTCATACGATCGTTGATACTTCGCTCGTCTTTGCGATCATCTAAGTTCAGCTTTAATAAATCACTGCGCGACTTTGGTGACAAGCCTAGTTCAGCGCCTAGTTTAGTCAGATTTTTAACCGCTGAATCGTAAATTTGTGTCATCGGGTTTCGCTTGTAGCCTACGAAGTCTCGACCAATTTTTTTACCGGTCTGATCTTGTAACGTTTTATAGATTGCTTGGACTTCACCGTTTTCCTGAATATGTTTATACGCATTGCGATAAATCTCATATTGTGAGGCATATTGCTCTACAAGTCCGCTATCAATGCGCTTAACTGGGGTATTTTCTTCTAAAAAAGGCACTAATCGACGCCAAACGACCTTAGCTTGCCGGCCTAAGTAAGCTGGAGGTGTACGTGTTAATTGACCATCGTTGACGTCTTTATCCGCTTTTTTCATTTTATCTACCTCCTTTCATTATTGGGTGACCCCCCTACCTAAAAAAATTAAAAAATTGTTTCTATCACAAAATAACGGCAATGTGTGTGCTCTTCTCGGATTTGTTAGGGGGGCGGGGGGTTGTTTTAATTATAATCGTGACTAATTACATTCATAAATTTAAAGTCGCTTAAATCGCACGACAAGTGCCAATAAATCAACTTCTAATTAACACAACGATTGACGATACATCATTGATTGGCGTTACGCTTTGCAACTTGTTACCTTGACCAGTGCCATAGTATGATTGTTCCCAGTCCGTCTTAGCACGATGGCAACTCCCACAGATTACAGCTAAGTTATCAACGTTAGCTTTCAGCGTTTCGTCAAACTCAATTGGCACAATATGATCAACTGTCTTAGCAGGCGTGATGACGCCTTGCACTTTACAGTAAACACACAAGTAATGGTCACGCTCTAGGACTTGTTGCCTTAGATTTGACCATTGCCTTGTCCGATAGAAATTGTATTGCTGACGCTTATCCTCATTACGATAACGTGTAACCGTGTTGTACTTGTGTGTGTATTGTTTGTCATTGCTACGTGCCCAACGTTGCCGACTAGCCAAGTACTCAGCTTCATGCTCATAGTGCTGCTGACAATAGTGGTCAGGGAACGTGACCATCGCATGGCAGTTAGGATAGCGGCATCTTCTTGTCCTTGGCATATTGCTTTCTCCGTTTCTTTTCCAAACTAAAAGCGCCATGCTGTTTAGCACGACGCTTCATCCATTTATCTAAGTGGGCATCCATCTCCGCTTCTTGTGGCGTGACGTAGCCATATTTTGTGTTAATCATCTTTGCCATAGTTAATCACCGACACACTTTGATACCATTCAGTTGCAAGTTTCATTTGCTTTGATGTTGCTACTAAGAATGCAGATACATCAGCTTCCATATATCTCGGCTTTAGCCCATCAATATTTTTAAGCTGTCTAACCGAGATGTACTTGTTAATCCAAGTACTATTAATTTCAATGGTATGTCCACGCCTAGCCAAATTGGCTTGAGGGTATATTTTAGATATTCTTTCATAGTCAAGTGCCATACGCTTTCTAACGTCTTCCAGCGTGCCACATAACACGATTTTTAATGTTGTTTGCATTTTGATACCTCCTAATCGTATGTATCAAAAAACTCCCGCCAATAAGCGAGAGCTAGTTTGGAGATTGTCCGTTTTGGTGCCGCGGACGCGTTTAATGTGCTTGGTAGGGATTTGCACCCTACACAAGATATGAGTACCTTTCAATCACGTATGGCCTGAGAACCCCACACAATTTAGCGTCTACCTATTCCGCCATAAGCACACGTTATACGAATGGTCTATCGTGGACACTAACATCGTATAACTATATCGCTGGTAGGTCTCGAACCTACATCCCATTGTGGCTTACCAATTAGCCCACAGAGATTACCAGTCTGTAATTTGGAGGAATACTTCATGCACGTCAATCACATTTGGCATACTACCAATTTAGCACCTATACGCAGTGGACTTCTATACGTTGTAGTCCACTTTTAGCAAAATCCGATTTTTTTGCCAAGAAGTTCAAGCATTTTAT